AAAAGAAGCAGGAACTGGCGGACTTGCAGGCCGTTATCGAAAAGGGCTACGCGGACGCCACGGAAGCGGAGAAAGAAGGCCTGCGGATCCTACGCGAAGCCGGGCTTTTGAATTCCGGCGGCGGAGGGGGCGGCGGCGGAACCAGCGCCGCGGATAAGTTCAAGGCGGAGCTGGAAGCCAAAAAGAAGGACTACGAACAATTTAAGCAGTGGGCCGCATCTTCCGACGCCATAGTCCGGGACGCAGCAAACGCCCAGTACGCGGAGCTTTTGAAGGGCGGCGAGAATTACATCGAATACCTGCAGAACCTACGCCAGCAGCTTGTGGAAGAAATGGCCGGCGGCGGGACCAAAGCCCAGAAGGAGCAGCTGGCCGCGATTAACACCGCGATAGCAGAGGAAACGAAAGGGGCCGCCCTTGCAGAGTTCAAAGCCGCGCTTCAAGAGCAGCTGGACGGCGCGAACGGCATCCTTGACGTATTGAACATCATCCAGGAGCGCCGCAAGGCCCTGGAAGGCGACGACAGCGAGCTGGCGAAGCAGGAAGGCGCAGCCCTTGACGAAGCGGAGGACGACGCCCTGGCGAAGCAGAAGGAGCAGACAGACGCCCTCCTGGAGCAATACGCGGACTATTTAGACAAACGGGTCCAGCTTGCGACCCAGTACAACGCGGACATCGCCCTGCTGGAAAAGGCCCTTACGGAGACGGAGGATGAGGAAGAAAAGGCCCGGATCCAGCGCGCCATCGATAACCGAAAGCGCCAATACGACCAGGAAAGCGGAGCGGACTATAACGCCCTTCTGGAAGAATACGGATCCTTTGAGGAAAAGAAGGCCCTCATCGAAGCGGAATACGCAGAGAAGCGCCGGCAGGCCGAAATAATAGCCGCCGAAAGCGGGAATACTTCTATTCTTGAAAACCTGGACAAAGCCCAGGCGCAGGCCCTTAGCAAGCTGGCCGCGGAGACCTTGCAGGCTTCCGACCAGTGGGCGGAGCTTTTCGGGAACCTTGACGAACTTACGTCCCAGCAGATAGAGGACCTGGTGGCGGAGATTGAAAAGCAATTTTCCAGCCTTTCCGGCGTATTCGACCCCGTAGACCTTAAGGCGATCCGGGACAAACTTAACGAAGCCCGCGAGGTCTTGAACCAAGAAAACCCCTTCGCCCAGATGGCCTCCAGCTTGCGGTCCATTTTCACGAACGCCAGCAAGGACGCAAAGACCAGCGCGAAGGACATTAAAAAGAACTGGAAGCAGCTGGGCGAAGCCACGAAGTCAAGCTTTGAATTCGTAGAGGACGCCATCAACAGCTGCCAGCCGTTAAAGGACGCCATCGGGGACGTAGGAGCCACCGCGATATCTTCCCTGGCCAGTACGGCCGCCGTAGCCGTAGCCGTAGCGACGGCCATAAAGACCGCCGAGAAAAGCTCCGTTATTCTTACGATCATACAGGCCGCCCTGGTAGTAGTAAACGCCGTGGTGGACGTAATTAAGGCCATTTGCGGCAACCAGGACAAACAGATCGAAAAGAGCATCCAGAAGCACGAACAGCAAATTAACCGGCTTTCCAACGCCTACAACCAGCTAAAGTGGGAGATAGACAAGGCCCTGGGCGAAGATTATTACAGGAAGCAGGGCCAGGCCATAGAGAACCTGCGGAAGCAGAACGCGGAGCTTCGGGAGCAGGCCAGGCTGGAAGCTTCCAAGAAAAAGAGCGACTCCGACAAAATAGACGACTTCACGGAGAAACAGGCCCAGAACCTCCGCAATATTGAGGACATTATCCAGGAAATAACGGAGGAAGTAACCCAGACGACCGCCGCGGACTTCGCTGGCCAGCTTGCGGACGGAATTACGGACTTATTCAGCACCGGCATGAGCAAGTCCCAAATTAAGAAAACTTCCGAGCAGATCGCCCAGGAGATTATGGCGAACGCCGTAAAGGCCGCCGTAAGCAAGCAGTTCTTAACGGGACCCTTACAGCAGGCCATGAAGCAGCTGCAGGCCGCTATGGGCTTCGACTCCGAAGGAAACGGGACCTTTGACGGCTTGACCCCGCAGGAACAGCAGGCGTTTAAGGACCGCGTCCACGCCATCGCGGAGCAGTACGCGGAAGCTATGAAGGTTTACGAAGATCTTTATAAAGAGCTTGACGGAGCCGACACGACCACCCTGGCCGGCGCTATTGCAGGCGCAAGCCAGGAGAGCATCGACCTGCTGGCTGGCCAAACGAACGCCGTAAGAGAGAACCAGGTCGAAAGTATAGACCTTTTGCGCGAGCAGCTGGTCCACCTTGCGAGCATAGACGCGCGCATGGCGGAGACGACCACCATCTGCCGGAACATTTACAACGAATTGAGGTACGGCGGGACGCTTGACCGCGAGCTGCGCGCCGCCGGCTATACAGGAGGGGAATAGATATGAGCTATAACAAGGAATTAGCCCAGGCGGCAAAGGCCGCCGGCGTTTGCAAAGAATGGCACGAACGGCTCCTCCGGACGGAGACGCTGGAGGGGCTGGCCGCCCTTTACTTCAACGGTATAGACTTCTGCCTGAGCAAAGGCGTCCCAAGCCTTGAATACTTGCGGGCGCTTCCGCAGCAGGTAACGGACGGCGTAAACATTTACGTAGACCGCAAGGAACTCCACCTGGGGAACGTAACCCGGGCAGCCTTCTACGGAGATAGCGACGCCGTGGCCGTTTACAACGGCTACCAGGCCGCGCAGCTTTACGCAACCGGCGACACCCGGCTCCACATTCTGGCAACCGGGAACGCAGTAGTAACGGTGGACGCCTTCGACCGGTCCCGCGTTACCGTAGAAGCCAGGGACAAAGCCCGCGTTACCGTATTCCAGTACGAAGGGGCGCAGGCGGAAGCCATAACCGGCGAGAACGCCGGCACGGTTAAAATCGTAGTTAAACACAAAAAAACATATTAGCAATGGCAACCAGAGAAGAAAATATTATCTTGAACCTGCCCTTTGACGAAGCGGCGGGATCGCTTACTGCCTACGATTATAGCCGGGGCCGCCACGACGCAGCGCTGACCGGCGCGGACTTTGTACCCGGAAGGCAGGGGAACTGCATAGAATTCGACGGCGAAGGCCGCGCGGAAATTGAGCAGGATTTTGTCCCGCTTACTTCCGACTTTTCCCTGACGGCATGGATCCGCCGTAAAGAATTCCCGGACGGCTACACGGGCGGGCAAATAGGCGTATTTTTCAACTGCGCCGGCGTAGAGAACTACCGGGAAGCCTGGTACAATATTAACCCCGATACGTGGGGCTTTTGGGCCGTTACAAAGCACGGAACGGAAGTCCGCGTTTACCTTGACACGCAGCTGGTCGGAACGCTTGAACTTCCATCTTCCAGCCCTTCCGGTTTTGGGATCCTGCAAGACATTTTCGGGACCGGCTACGGGTACGGAAACCTTGACGAAGTAAAGATCTACGACGTAGCGCTGACCCAGGAGGAAATAACAGAGCTTATCAGCACCGCCACCTCCCTGGAATACTACCTTAACGGGGTAAACTTTAAGGCCTTCGACGTTCGGGTATCTTCCAGTAACGGCATCCTTGACCGGCCCGCCACAAAGAAGGTGTACAGCGTAGACTGGCCCGACGAACACGGCGAAGTGGTAGACTTGACCCGCCGCCGCTTCGAGCCGCGCGAAATTACGCTTTCTTGCTTCATTCAGGCGAAGGGGAAGATCGACTTTGTAACGAAGCTTAACGAATTCCTGGCCCAGTTCGACGCGGACGGAACGCAGCGCCTTATGATTGACATCCACCCGACGAAGCCGCTCGTTTACGAAGTATACCTGCCCAACGTAGTAGCCGTTTCCAAGCGCTGGAACGACAACCTTATGGTCGGAACGTTTACGCTTAAGCTTCGGGAGCCGGAGCCGGTAAAGAGGGTGGTCCGCCACCAGAGGACCAGCAGCGCAACGGCTACGCTTTCCATTACCCTGACCTCGAACAAGCTATTAACCATCTACTGGGGCGACGGAACGGCCACCTACGACGTAAACGGCGAAGGCGTAACCGTAACGCACGAATACCAGGCAGAAGGCATCTACTACGCCATCGTGGCCGGCGTAATTGAAGAAATTAGCAGCTTCCAGACAAACGGCATCGTGGTATGGACCAAATTATAATAATTCACAAGGACGGAACGACCCTGCCGCTCATGCGGCGGGCCGCCGTTTCCGCCGTAACCAGCGCAAAGCAAAAGAAAGCTTTTGCAGGGGCGGACACGATCACGATGACCGTGCAGAGCGCCCTGCCCCTTGACTTCCAGCTGGGGGACAAAATACGCGCCTTTGCGGGGGAAACGTACACGCTTAACGCCCTGGTCCCGGTAAAGAAAACCGGGCCGCGGCGCTTTGAATATACCCTTACTTTTGAGGGCCGGCAATACGAACTAATAGACGCCCAATGGCTGCTCCCGGACGGCTTGATGCTTGACAGCTTCACGGGGACCCTGGCGCAATTCGCGGCGATCCTTATCAGCAACGCGAACCGCCGGACCCCGGGCCGCTGGATCCTGGGGGACGTTCCCGCCGAAACGGAATACAAAACGCTGACCTATTCAGGAAAAAACCTTCTTGAAGTTCTGTGGGACCTTTGCGACAAATACAAGGTCGAAACGGAGATTATAGAGGACAGCGACGCGGGAACGCTTACTTTGCACTTCCACGCGGTCGGCCAGGTATTCCCGTATACGTTTAAGTACGGAAAGGGCGGCGGGCTTTATGAGCTTGAACGCAAGTCCGTGAGCGGAACCAACGTAATAACGCGCCTGTACGTTTACGGAGGAAATAAGAACATGCCGGCGGGCTACCGGTATAACCGGCTATGCCTTCCAGCGAAGCAGAAAAACGAGAGCTACATCGAGGACGCGGACGCCGTGGCCCGCTACGGGCTCCGGGAAGGCCGTAAGGAGTATAACGACATTTTCCCGCAGCGTTACGGCGAAGTAACCGCCCTGGGCGGGGACGTTCTTAGCTTTGTAGACAATACGATGGACTTCGACCTGAACGAACGGGACGAACACGGAAACACCAAGTGGCTCCGGGACGGCATCCCCGCAAAGGTAGAGTTCACGACGGGCCAGCTGGCCGGCTATTCCTTCGAGCTGCAGAGCTACAACCACAGCACAAAGACCATCAAAATAAAGGCCTTCCAGGACTCCTCCGGCTATACGTTCCCGGACGCAGCAAGCGCCGCCCGGCAATTCGCCGTCGGGGATAAGTATTTTTTCACGGAGATACAGCTGCCCCAGAGCTACGTGGACGCAGCCGAAAGCGCGACGCAGACCGCGGGAACGGCGGACTACAACAAGACGAAGGCCCCGCAAGCCACCTATTCCCTGGAGCTTGAAAAGCTTTTCCTGCAGCAATTCGCAGGCGGAGGGACGGAAGCCGCCCTTTTCCAGCCGGGCGACTACTTGACCGTACAGGACGACGACCTGGGCGTGGAGCGAACCATCCGAATAAAGGAGCTGACCCGCGACCTGTTGGATCCGTACAAATACGGCGTTACCCTTTCCGACACGCCGGTCCGGGCTTCCAACCTTGTGCGGACTATTGCAGACGTCGAGGACTTGAAGGAAATAATAACCATAAACCAGCTGAACGACCCCCAGAAGGCCCGCCGTAACTGGCGAGCCACCCAGGACGTACTCTCCGCCGTTTTCGACCCGGAAGGCCACTATTACAGCGAGAAAATACGGCCGCTTTCCATTGAGACGACGATGCTGGCCGTGGGCGCCAAAAGCCAGCAGTTCACGCTGGCCGGCATTACCTTTGAACCGAACTACGGAGGGGACGCGAACGCGATCGCTTCCAGCGCGGGCGTCCTGGTACACTTCGCCATCGAGGAAAACATCAGGACCTGGGCGCTGGCCGGCGTTTCCGTTTCAGGCCTTACGGCGGGAACTATTTACTACGTTTACGCCCGCTGCAGCAAGACCGGCACGGCGGGAAACATAATAATAGACGCCACGCAGAGACAGGCAGACGCGGATCCGACGTACTACTATTTTCTTATCGGCACACTTTCCAGCGTCATAACTGACGCCGGGAACAGCCGGGGCGCGCGCGTCCTTTCCTTGACCTACGGCAGCAGCACCGTAAACGGCCGCTTTATTAAGACCGGCCGGATCCAGAGCAGCGGCGGCGGTAATACCTACTTCGACCTGGATAACGGCGAAATCGGCGGCGTTATTAAGTTCATAGATAGCAACGGCAACACAAAGAACGTCGCGGATCTTGACGACGTAGCCCAGGACGCGAAGGACTACATCGACAACACCCTGCCGGGCATCCTTTCCGATATTCAGGCGCAGCTGGACGGCCAGATCGAGCAATTTTTTGAGACCTACGACCCGACGACCAGCAACCTGCCCGCAAGCGGGTGGAGCGCGGCCGAAAAGGAAACCCACCTGGGGGACCTTTTCTACAACACCGCGAACGGCAAAGTATTCCGCTGGGTAAAGGAAAACGGAGTCTACAAGTGGCAGGAGCTTAGCGACGCAGAGGTCGCCCAGGCCTTGCAGCTTGCGAACGACGCCCTGGCCCTCGCCATGACAAAGCGCCGTATTTTCGTAACGACCCCTACGACCCCCTACGAAGTGGGCGACCTTTGGGTCCAGGGACCGAACGGCGGAATTTACCGCTGTAAGACCGCCCGCGCTTCCGGTTCATACCAGGCAAGCGACTGGGAGGAAGCCAGCGGCTACACGGACGACAGCGCCCTGCAGGCGTTTATCGCCGGGCAATTCGCCACCGTTACGGCGGACCTTTCCGAGCAGATAGACGGCAAGATCGAAACCTGGTTTACGACTTCCGACCCTTCCACGGCATGGACCACCGCCGCCCTGAAGGCGAAGCACGTAGGCGATATGTGGTACAACGCCAGCGCGAAGCAGCTAAAGCGCTACTGCGTAGAAAATAGCACGTACAGCTGGCAGACCATAGAGGACACAACCGCCCTCCAGGCCTACGAAAACGCGAGCAAGGCCCAGGACACCGCGGACGGAAAACGCCGGGTCTTTGTGGCCACGCCTACGACGCCCTACGACGTAGGAGACTTATGGCTGAAAACCAGCGGAAGCCAAAAAGTTATCTTCCGCTGCTACACGGCGCGGGCTTCCGGTTCCTATATTGCAAGCGACTGGGACGAAGCGGTCACCTACGACAACACTAAGACCGTAATAGACGGCGGCCTGGTAACTTCCGGCACTATTCAGCTGGCCGGCGACGATACGCACATCAAGGCGGGAATTACCGGCGAAGGCACGGCGGACACTTCCGTCAGGATCTGGGCCGGAGCCAGCCGCGAAAACCGCGGAACGGCCCCTTTCCGGGTCTTGCAGAGCGGCAAGATGTACGCGACGGACGCGGAGATCAGCGGAACCGTACACGCGAGCGCCGGCGATATTACGGACGTAGTAACCAAGCGCCTGCGTAACCCCTTCCGGGAGGTAACGTCCAGCTTCGACGCCATAGACGACGACACCGTCCACAGCGGAACGCTAAACACCCACCTGGTGGGAACGCTTGACTGGACCACAAAGAGCAGCGGCCGCCGAATGGTACTGGTCGGCAGTTTCAACATCGGAACGCCTACCGGTAAATATTTCTACGAAAACGGCCGCAGCTTCCAGAACCTACAAACAAGCTATGAAATTACGGAGCTTTTGGGCTGGGGTACTACTTCCGCCTTCTACGGCTGGATAATTCTAAACCGTTCCCTGTTCAGGACAAACCGCAGCTTCGGACGGACCACGACCCCGCTCTGCTTTGGCAGGGTAACGGGTACGACCAGCTCGGCGTATTTCGCTATTTCCAAAGTATTCGACGGAAGCACGATATCCTGCGGGCGCACCGGAACGGGCCGCTACTACATCCACGTCCCGAAGGAATGGTTTGTTAGCGCCGATTATATTCTGCCCATACTTGTAGGCTACGGGCCAGTTTCAGGATCCACGGACGCCTGGACCAAAGCGACCCTGCTAAGCATTGAAGCCAGCACCTACGTAGTAAACGGGACTTCCAGGAATAGCTGGAAGCTAAATATAGGCATTTCCGACGACGCCACGGCGAACGATGGAAGCTTCTATTTCGAGCTTTACAACATGGCGCAGTGGGACGACTAAGCGGAAAAGTTATTATAAAGTTTTTGACAAAGGAGTATTACACTAATACGAAATTATTATTTTTGTTCAACAATTAAAACCAGACGCAAAATGACAACCAGAAGCGGAGAAATGCCCAGCGCCCAGATCGGAATCATGGGCGAAATAACGGGCCTTGACGCCGGGAACTTCAGCCTTGAAGTCGGCTTCAACATTAAGAACGACGGCGAAAGCGCGGTGTTCCTTGAAGTAAACCTTTGGGGGATGGAGCCGGGCGAATTCGTAAACACACGTTTCGAGCCGGGCTGGAACCCCGAAATTATCCGGGAGATCAAGCAGACCCTCCAGAACGTAGCACTTAAGTACGGCTATTAAGCCGAAAGTTTAACCCTTTAACCTTCAAGAAAATGGGACTTTTAATCGGCGTGGGAAACACTAAGCCCTCCTTTCCCTATACGCAGTATTACGGCATCCAGAAGGACCTGAGCGCCAGCGCGACCGCTTGCACCCGCGTAGGCGACGAAGCGCTGCACCGTTCCCTGCCCATCCAGAGCAAGATGCGCCGCTGTTTGCTTGCAGACGACGGCCACGTCGTAACCTACCTGGGCGCGAGCGACAGCACCAAGACGGACACCGGGGCAACAGCAGACCTGACCGGCGCAAGCGGCCAGTACATGGTCGAAATCCCGAAGCATTACGTAAAATTTGAGCTTGACGGCGCGGTCCTTACGGCGCTATTCAGCGAATACGCCCTGCCGGGATTTATTGAAATTCCGAAGCACTACACCTCGGCCGTAGAAGCCACGGTCCAGCGCAGCACAAACAAGCTGTCGGCCGTTTGCAACACTACGGCGGACTACCGCGGCGGCGGAAACAACAGCAGCAGGGACGAACAGGATAACACCGACCTGGGCAAGCCGGCCACCAGCATCAGCCTCACGAACTTCCGCGCCTACGCGGCCAACCGCGGCGAAGGATGGACCCCGAACGCCTACGGCCCTACAAAGGCCATCTTCTGGCTCTACGTTTGCGAATACGCGAACTTTAACTGCCAACTGGCCTATAACGCCAACCTTGACGCCGACGGCTTCCACCAGGGCGGCCTGGGCGACGGCGTTACGACCGTAGCCAGCGGAGACTGGAACACCTTTAACGGCTATTACCCGATCATCCCCTGCGGCGTTACCAATAGCCTGGGCAACGCTACCGGCGTAGTAAGCTACGCCCTTCCGGCCAGCTTTGGCAACGGATCCGTGACCGTTTCCGTACCGAGTTACCGAGGAATAGAAAACCCCTTCGGCCATATTTGGAAGTGGACGGACGGCATCCTCTGCAACATTCAAAGCGAAGGCAGCGGCGGCAAATCCTTGCTTTACACCGCCCCGGAATTCGATCCTTCCAAGTTCGCGTCTTCCATTACGGCCGACTACACGATGCGCGGCGAGCTTCCGAGAAGTTCCGGCTACGTAAAAGCCCTGCTTATCGGCGAATTCGGCGAGATGATGCCCAAGACCGTAGGCGGATCTTCCAGCACCTACGTAGGGGACTACTTCTATACCGATATTCCCTCCAGCGGCGAAGCAACCCGCGGGGTCCTTTTCGGCGGTAACGCGAATCACGGTGCGTATGCCGGCTTTGCGTACGCGTATACGAACTACGCGCCCACGCATACGATTGCGTACTTCGGCTCCCGGCTTTGCTTTATACCCGCAGCGTAGACCGAAACGCGGAAGCCCAAAAAGCACGTAACACGGCCGCCCGGCCCGCGCCACTATTCGTGGCCGGGCGGCTTTATTCAGGAAGAAAAACTATTTACTTCAAAGCAATATGCAGAACCAACAGGATGACGGAAGCCTGGCTTTCTTGCAGATAGCCCCGGACCCGAATAATAAGCACTTCAACTGCGACGAAACGACGCAGCAAAAGCTGGTAAATTCGAGCTTTTGGGTCTTTGACTTCATGGAAGTAGCTACGAAATTCGGCGAAGGCCGCTATTTGGTAAAGATTAAGCCGGAGCGGGACGCCCCGGAAAACCAGGCTAAGAAATTCTTTACCAATTCCCGCGAAATTAAGTGGGTACTGGACCGGATCCGGGAACGTAACGCTTTCCCGCGCCGCGTAACCTTGCGGGCATCCGGTACGCGCTATTACTTTGAATAGCTTTATAGGCTGTTTGTCCTTGCGGGGTCCTTTTCGGCGGTAACGCGAATAACGGTGCGAATGCCGGCTTTGCGAACGCGAATACGAACAACGCGCCCACGAATACGAATGCGAACATCGGCTCCCGGAATTGCAACACAGAAAAATAACTATTTGACCGGAGGGAGAGAGCAGGAAGGAGGGGAAGCCCAAAGGTCGGGGACAAAGGCCATGCCACTCGGCAAAAAATAACATTTTCATAAACAGGGGTGCTGGTAGGAGGAAACCGGCGACGGAGACCACCGAACGCTCCCCAAAGTGAAGCAAAGCGACGTGAAACGCTATAACAACCTTTTCGAGAAGGTCGCAGACCTTGAAAACCTGCGCCTGGCGGCCAAAAACGCCCGGAAGGGGAAACGCGGCCACCCGGGCGTCAAGCTTTTCGACAAAGACCCCGAAGGGAACCTGCAGCGCCTACGCGAAGCCTTGCTTAACGGGACCTACCAAACAAGCCCGTACCAGATCTTTAAGATCCGGGAACCAAAGGAACGTATTATTTCTAAGCTTCCGTTTTTCCCGGACCATATAGTCCACCACGCCATCATCCAGGTAGTAGGGCCGCTTTGGGAAAAGACTTTCACGGCGGACACGTTCTGCTGCATTAAGGGCCGGGGAATACACGCCTGCGCCCAGAAGTTACAGAAGGCCCTGAAGGAGGACCCGGAAGGGACCCGTCACTGCCTAAAGCTTGATATCCGGCACTTTTACCCGGAGATGGCCCACGCCGTACTGAAGGCGGAAATACGGCGCAAGATTAAGGACCGCCGGCTGCTTGCTTTGCTTGACGGCATAATCGACAGCACGGACCTCCCGCCGCAGATTATAACCAATAAGAACGGGAAGCCAGACTTTGAGCAGACGCCCGGAAAGGGCATCCCGATCGGGAACTATTTATCCCCGTTCTTTGCAAATATTTACCTTTCAGGCTTCGACCACTGGATCAAGGAAGTAAAGCGGGCAAAGTATTACTTCCGCTACGCGGACGATATAGTCATCCTTTCCAGCGATAAGGCCTATTTACACGCCCTTCTGCGGGATATTCAGCAATACATGGCCGGGCTGCAGCTTGAAGTAAAGCACAACTGGCAGGTGTTCCCCGTAGCGGCGCGCGGTATTGACTTCTTAGGCTACGTATTTTTTCACGGTTACACGCTTATGCGCAAGGGCATAAAACAAAACCTTTGCCGGCGCCTTGCGAAGCTTCGCAGGCGCGCAGACCTTGACGAAAAGGCCTTCAAGCTTGCGACCAGCTCATGGTGGGGATGGGCGAAATATTGCGATAGCCGCAACCTTTTACACAAATTAAACATTTTCCAAGCCTATGCACACAAACAGCAACCAGCGGCCGCCTAAAGTAATCAACCTCGGAAACGGTCGCTTTCATTACAATTTCCACATCACCGAGGGAACCCGCACGGAGATCGGCCCGGACGGCGAGGAAACCACCCGCCCGGACTTCAACTGCGAGACCGTAGAAATAGCAGGAACGCCCAACTACAAGAACGCCGTAGAAGCGCGCATCCGGGCGAAGTACAGCGAGTCGGAGGAATTCGACCTTATTAACAGCTACAACGCCGCCGCCCTGGGCATCGACCCGGACGTGGACGGGGAAGCCGTAGGCAAGTACACCGCCTATCTCCGCGACCTTGCGGACATTAAGGCGGAAGTAGCGCAGGACTTCGAGAAATAGGAGGGCCGCCGCTATGCTTGTAGAGTTATTCCCCACCATTATACTGCAGCTGGTGGTCCTGCTTTGTATTTACTTGCTTGTAGCTATTTCCATCTTCCTGGACCTTTGGGCCGGAATACGGAAGGCGAAGGCCCGCGGAGAATACAGATCTTCCGCCGGCTTCCGCAAGACCGTGGACAAATTCTGCCGATACTTTAACATGCTTCTGGCCGTTACCGTTATCGACGCTTTAGCCATGCTTATATGCGGGCTATTAAACCACGTTTACGGCTACCACATTCCGGTCCTCCCCTTCATAACCGCCGCGGGCGCTTGCTTCATTTGCTTTATAGAGGTAAAGTCGATCTTCGAGAAGAACGACAAAAAGGAGCAGGCGAAGATCCAGGCAGCCGCCGCGGACTTGCGACGCTTGATGCAGGAGGACGGAGCCAGGGACGTCCTGGCCGCCGCCCTTGCGATTATTCAGCAGAGCAAGCCGGCCGGCGAAGGCGCAGCAGAAACGGCCCCCGCGGAGGGGGCGCAAATACCCTAATTCGACATGGCAGATGTAAACAAAATTATTCCGTTCATACTTCGCTGGGAAGCGGGGCTTTCCAGCAAGTATGCCGGGCTGCCCGTTAAGGAGCAGTTCGAGAAAGCAAAGCTTAAGGGCTACGCCAACGACCCGGACGACCTGGGCGGACACACGCAGTGCGGCGTCACCCTTGCGACCTTTACCAGCTACCGAAAGAAAAAGGGCCTTCCAGCCCCGACCGTTCGGGACCTGGTAAACATTTCCTTTGAAGAATGGCGCGACATCCTTAAAAGCCTATTCTGGGACCGTTGGAAGGCGGACCAGATAGAAAACCAGTCCTTAGCGCTTTTGCTTGTAGACTGGGTGTGGGGTTCAGGGCTTTACGGAGTTACGAAGGCGCAAGCCGCGCTCGGGGTTAAGGTTGATGGAATAGTGGGGCCTAAGACCTTAGCAGCCGTAAACGGCGGCGACACGCGCGCCACCTTCAAACGGATCCACGACGCCCGCCGGGCTTACTTCAACGCTATATGCATAAGCCGCCCGGCAAATAGCAAGTTCCTGAAGGGGTGGCTGCGCCGGCTTGACGCGATCACCTACGCGGAGGAATAGCGATGAGGGCCGCCGCGAAACTTTGCCTTTTCTTTTGCGCCCTTGCGCTGGCCAGCTGCGGGACCTTCCGCAAGGTACAGACCAGCACAAGGACGCAGGAGGAATGGGACCGCAGGATCCAGGAGACCGTCCGCCAGGAGCTACAAGTGCAGCTCGACAGCTTCCGCCACGACCTGACGGAAATAGAGTTTACCCGCCGGGAATACTATGAGCCGCAGCCGGACAGCACCGGCGGATCCGCGGCCAAAGAACCGGGGACCCCGGGACCGCTTAAGAGCGAGGAAACGCTGACGATCCGGAAGGAGAGCAACAGCGGGACCCAGACGACGACGACGGAACACCGGGACAGCGTAACCACGGAGACGGACTCCGGCAAGCTTGACGTAAAGACCGAAACCAAAGAGGAACCAGCGAAGGACCCGCAGCGCTTCCGGTATATTTTCTATATCATCGTAGCGGTGGCCGTTATAGCCCTGGCCGTATTCTTATACTTCAAGATCCACGGTGGCGGCTGGTTCAGTAAAATAACATCCTTTTTCCGAAGGTTGTAATTTGCCAATTCCAGACAGGCCGGGCCGGGCGCGAGCTTCGCCCGGTTTTTCTTTAAGGTAACTTTAACCTTCCTTTAACATTTCCCCGAAAAAGGGCGGCGAAGGGCCAGAAAAAAGCGCCCGTTTTTTGGCCCTTTCGGGTCGCAAAACGGGTCGCAAATTTGTAAACCGCTGATTTACAGCGGGGAATTGTGGAGATAGTCGGAGTCGAAGCCGGCAGCCCTTGCGGTCCCATAAAGTCCCATTTCCCCGAATATAGGCCGCTGGAAGGCCGATTTTGCCAAATTTCCGGAACTTGCGAATTCCAGGAAGTCCCCCGCCGTACCAGCAAAACCGGGTCGCAAAACGGGTCGCAGCTTTTCCACGCTAAGCATCGCCGCCGAAAGTATTAAATTTTTCCATTTCTTGCGCTTTCAGGGTATCCACTATTTTAGTATAGGGCTTCATGGCCCGGTGGTTAGAATGACCGGTCCAGGCCATAACCACGTCCGAAGGAATACCCAGGCGCAGCGCATTAACTACGAAAGTACGGCGCGCGGCATGCGTAGAGAGAACGGACCACTTCGGGACCGTTTGCTCGCTTCGCTTCGAGCCGATAAAGTACACGATATGATGCGGAGCGTCGAAGCCGCAAAGCCGCCCTATTTCCTTAAGGTGGTCGTTCATTTTTTGATTAGAGAGGACCGGCAGCGCAAGCCCGCCCGGGAATTCTATACCGGCGTACTTTTCCAGGATAGCCCGGCTGTACTTATTCAGTTCGATCCGGAGCGGGTCGGCCGTTTTTTGCGTAACGACGTACAGGTGGTCCCCTACGATATCCGACCGGCGCAGCTTCGCAAGATCACTATAACGCAGGGACGTGAAGCAGCAGAAGCAGAAGGCATCCCGGACCGGCCCCAGGTACGGGGCGACCTTCGCCGGGAATTCGTAGCTATACAGGCGCATCAGCTCCTCCCATTCTAAATATATTATTTCCCGCAGGGAGCCGTCCCCGCCCTTGAACTTTGGCCGCCACGTTTCGTGGAAATTCGTAGGGTTATAGCCCTCTTTCGCCGCCCAGCGCAGGAACTCCCGCAGGAAGCCCGTATATTTCGCCGCCGTTGAATTCCTTATGCCCTTCCGCCGGAAGTATTCCAGGAAGCCGGCAAGGTCCGCCTCTTTGAGCAGTTCCAGCCGGGGAAGCCGCGAATTATAGGCTTTGAGATGCCGGCGGAGCGCCGCGAATTTCTTATGGGTATCTTCCGTCCATTCGTTCGTAACACCCACGGTCCGCGTAAAGAGGTCGTACACCTTGAAGAAAGGCAGATCCAGAGGACCCGGAGCCGGGGGCGGAGCGTCCCCGGGCGTTTCCTGGCACAGAATAGCGGCAAATTCCGCCTTAAGTTCAGCTTCCGAGGGATAACGCCCCTCCAGGAATTCGTATTTATTAAAGGCCCTTTCCACGGCGTTAAGGCCGTCCTGTATTTTCCCGTTCAAGTAGCCGGCGCCCTGGCCGCGCCCGTTTTGCGTACCTTCCTGGACGCGGCGCGCTTCCGTATTCCAGATGGCCGGCTCGACGGAGATCCCCGGAAAGAGGTCGGCCCGCTTTCCGTTCCAGCTGACGCGGAACCGGACCGGCGAAGGATCCCCCGCCCCGGCTTTGCGGACATGCAAGTCGACCCTGACGGAATGGCGCATTACTTCCGTAGCATTTTGCCCCGCCCGGTAAGAAGCCAGCCAGGGGAAACGTGGTATTTCGTAGCCAGGTAGTAGAGCGCTTCCGCTTCTACGTAGGTATACCTGCAGGGGGACGCAGGCACGGGCGTAACGCCGTACTTCGCGCGTAGTTCCCTATACCTGGGCGCAGACAGCCCGGAATCATCGCAGAAGCCAGACAGGGAGCGCAGCCGGCCCAGCGTTTCCAGTTCAGCGATCGCCACGAAAAAGCGCCGGTTTACGCCGTCCTGTATGGGGGTTATTTCCTTGCTTATCATAGGCCCGCCGCTTTTTTGAATTCCCGGAAGCTTTCAGCAGGTACGGACGCCACCGGCCGCCCTTCCAGATAGGCAGCCTCCAGGGCGTCGAACATGGGGCGCGGCATAAAGGGGAAAAGCGCCCCGGAAAAATAGTATTCCTTTACAGGTATCTCGATACGTTCCATATTTTGCAGTTATTTCTGCCGAATTTCGCCCGTGTGCCACTTTAAGGCGAAACTGGTATAATTACTTATCCGCGGTCCTTTGCGTTGAAAATAGGCCTATTTCTGCGCGTTTTCGCGTATTACACTAAAACGGGGCTACTTTTTGCGGAAATCATGGGCGTAGCCTTTCGTAGTAAGCGACCATTTGAAGCGGTCGGCCGCCTTGAATTCGAGCGGGCCGCCCTTGAAAAGCTTTTCCGTTTCCTTCTGGTACAGATACAGCGCGTCCGCTTCCGGGGTAACGTAGAAATAGCATGACGTAGCCACCGGGTCCCCGTAGGAGCAATCGACGTAAACGACCTCGCCGCAAGCGACGAAAGCCAGCTCAGGCCCCCGGATATAGTCCTCGGTATAAAATTCCTTTTCGGCCTGGTACAGCGCCCCGAATTCCAGCCGGTCCGGATCCGGCAGCAAATAGGCGCTTTCCGCTTCGGAAAGGTTCGAGTAAGTATGATCCAGCCAGACGCCCGAAAAAGCGGCTAAGGCCTTCTTTTGGTATTCAGTAAACGCGCGCTCCCCTTCCGCCGGGCCGCCTTTGC